CGCCCAAGGCCACTCACAAGCCGCCGCAGGATGTCGTGGTGCCTGCCGAAATCGGCCTCACTGCAAAGCAGGAGAAATTCTGCCAGTTGTATGCCAGCGATGACAGCCTTACCCAGACGGAGTGCGCACGGCTTGCTGGATACTCGGATCAGTATGCGGCTGTCCAAGCCACCAAGATGCTCAAGCACCCTAAGATCATCGAGCGCATCAGGGACATCAAGACCGATCTGGGCCGCAAGTACGCGGTGACGTTTGAGACCCATGTTAAGAAGCTAGCTGAGATCCGTGATGCGGCGTTTGCCAGCAATCAGTTCGCGGCTGCTGTGTCCGCTGAGAAGCACCGTGGTCAGGCTGCTGGTCTGTACATTGATCGTAAGGAAATCCTGCATGGCCGCATTGATCAAATGAGCAAGGAAGACGTACTCAAGGAAATCGCCAAGCTGCAAGAAGAGTACCCGATGCTGCAAGCTGTCGCAGCTAGTAACTTGGCAGTGGACATCACTCCGATCGAGGATATTGATGACGAAGAAGCCTGAGTCCAAGCTGAGCAATGAGTTCACCAAGGCCACCAAGGACAGGGTGTTTTGGACGCGGATTGAGAGCTGGGCGTTGCCCGGAGTACCCGATCTGCACGGGGTGGCAGAAGGTCAGGCTTTCTGGATAGAACTGAAGGTTGTTGACAAACTTAATACAACTGAGATTGGGCTGCGACCCCACCAGAAACAGTGGCAGGCCCGATATTTGGCCGCAGGAGGACGGGTTTTTAACTTGGTTCTTCGTCCTCGGTCAGGAATGTTGGAATTATTTCGAGGAATGTCCATGGATCTTGAGCTGTCGGCACCTGTTTACACGATAGCGAAAAAGGATGATGGATACCGGATGGTGGTCGACTGGATTCTCACTGAGACCCTCGGACGATAGCGGACAGAGCGGCCCATGTGCGCAAGACCCTCGCCAGACGACGGACAGCGAAGCCATCGTCGGTCGTCCTATCACTGATGATCATGGACGACGATCGCCCAATCTGGGTCATATCGTCATTCACTTTTTCGCCCAGTCTGGGTTCTGGCTATTGTCTTGCTAGGCTCCTTGTGTAGAATGGTCAACATGGAAGCACGGCATTGGGCCGCGCCTCCCGCTCGCAGAAAGGAGCACTCAAATGTCCGCAACTAAGAAGTCCAGCAATGGCGTGACGCTCGCCACCTCCGTTGTCGCCGCTCCGGCTCCGGTCGCCAAGAAGCCTGAGGCCTTCGCCCTCAAGCATCCGGTCAACGCCGCGCAGATCCAGCAATGGCTCAACGTCAACTGTGGCGGTAATCCGGCTCTCGCTGGCATCCGCCCGCTCAACGCCAAGCCGAGCGATGGCCCGGTCGTGCCGTTCCTGAGGCAAGCCAAGTCGGCCCGCGCTCAGATTCTGGAGGCGCATCTGTTCGGCTTCGTGAACGGTCATAAGGCGGGCGATCCGGTCAGCCTGTCCGGCGCGACGGCCCATTGCAAGGCTCGGTTCGGTGCCGCCTACGGACTCAACGGCTACACCGATCTGTGCGCCCTGCTCAATGGCGGGTTCTCGCCCTCCAGCAAAACGTGGGGGATCGCCTACGCCGAGCTTGTAGTTCTCCCGACCAAGTGAGGTCCACTGTCCCCCGCTCCGGCGGGGGATTTCTTTTGCCCGCGCATCTCTTTGATGATCCGCGACGACAAGACCCTCGCCTTGAGACCCACGCGAGAAGCCCACAGACCCTCGCGCCAAGACCCTCGCAGGACGGCCCCACGCCTGAGGCGTGGGGCATAGATCATCAACGATCGTCACTGCCCAATCTGGGTCATCCTCTTCTGCTCACTTTGGGCAGTCTGTCTTCGCCCGCAATGGGCACTAATGGCGTTGCACCTAGCAACGCACTAGGGCATAGTGTTCGTGTTGGTTGGGCGTTGGGCCTGACCGCATTGCAACCAAGGAGTTCTACAATGTCTACTGCAACCAAGAAGGCTTCTAACGGCGTCACGCTCGCAACGTCCGTCACCGCCGTCCCCGCTGCCGCGCCCGCCGCGCCCGCTGCCATTGTTCTCAAGCACCCGGTCAACGGCACGCAAGTTCAAGCATGGCTCAACGCCCATTGCGGCGGTAACCCTAGCTTGGCTGGTATCCGCCCGCTCACCAGCGCAGGCGAGCCGGGTTCTGCGCTGCCGTTCCTGCGCGGCACTAACAGCGCACGCGCCCGCATCCTTGCCGCCCATCTTTGGGGTTTCAGCAAGGACGCCAAGCCGGGTGCGCCTGTCAACCTCGCTGGTGCAACGGCGCATTGCAAAGCAACGTTCGGTGGCGCGTTCGGCATTAACGGATACCTGGACGTGTGCGCGCTGCTCAACGGCGGGTTCAGCCCGAGCAGCAAAGTGTGGGGCACGCCCTACGCGGAACTGGTTGTGCTGCCCGCGCCCGCTGCAACCAAGTAACAGCAAGCAACCGATGGCTGCACCCGGCAACGGGTGCAGCTTTTTGCTGCCCAGACCCGCGCGTGCCCAATTTGGGCGGAGGATGCGTTCGACCCGATATGGGCCGACGAGCCCCCCCTTCTAATAAGAAGGGTACTTTTGCTTGGCGGCTAGAACACGATTTTATCCGAATTATTACTACTACTCGACTGTTCGCCGAGCCCCCTATCAACGGAATAGGGTCTTACCTCCCCGGCCCCCCGGATATTTCGAAAAAATTCTGAAATAGTTTCACTTTTTCCGGAATCCCTGTACGGTGGTCGATATCGCTTTTCCCATTGACCATGGACATTCCCATGACGGTATTTGTTTTTGTGCTCGTGTTCATTATGCCGTCTGGTGAGTTGCAGATCGCCACGCGAATCGTGCCTTCTTGCCCGTCAGACCAAAAGGTTGTAGAACTGACTACAGAACTTAAATCAAAAGGTCTGATCAAAGGGTTCCATGCCCAATGCGCTTTGTTCACGGTGCAGCCCCCTTTGAATATCTGATGGTGATCCATGGTCGATGATTTCCGCGCATATCGTGCAGTGACTCCCCCCGGTGGGGTTATGGATGCTCTCCCGGAAGAAGGGGAAAGCTGGTCACCTGAAATGGAATATCTGGGCCGGACTTCAGACACCTCGTTTAGAGACAAACCCCCTTACAAAGTAGCGATTGATCCGAACGGCGCGGTTATTGAAAACCTGCCTAAAGATTTCTACCTGAACCGCACTCCCGGAGAAAATGTTGCGGACATCTTGCGGCGTGCTTTTGAAAACGGTGCGTTCAAGAACAGCCCCCGGTTGGATAACCTCGCGTCTGGCGGGCAGATGCTGTTTGAAATGATCCCCGGCGTTGCTGAAGCTAATACAAAGAAAGCCTTTGAGCGTGGAGATTACGGTCAGGCTGCGTTGGAAGCCCTTGGAACAATACCCGGTGGTAAACTGGTCGGTACCGCTCTCGGCGCTGCTGGTACCAAATTGGCGATGGCCTTTGGACCACGGATATTCAGCGGTAAGTTGGCGGACGAAGCGGCTGGTGCTACCGAAGAAGGCATAGCCTCGCTGCGCCTCAATACTCCCCCGGATCCGAATAAGCCGCTGCGTCAGGAACTGCAAACGATCGGCCCGGACAAGATGTACTCTCAGGCCGAAAAGGTCATGATGGAGTTCCCCAAGGCCAAGGCTAAGTGGAAAGACATACGAGCGTATCTGCTCAAATCAAAGAATGGGGTCAAGAAGGAAGAGTTGGATTACGCTGGCTTGAACTTCGGCGGCGAAGAGGTGGTTAGCCGCGAAGAGGTTATTGAAAAGCTCCGTGCAGGCCAGCCGAGAATTGAAATCGGCACAGGCGATGGTTGGGAATACCAGCAATACACCATGCCCGGTGGCGAAAACTTCCAACAGGACTTGATCCGCGTACGGCCTAAAAACCCTTCAAACGCCCCCACCTTTGAAGAATTCCGTAAGCTGATGGGACAGGACTATCGCAACAACTTCATGCGCAACAATCCAGGACAAGAACTGGACGAGCGCCTCGTACAATATCTCGACGAAGTTGAAAACGGCGGTAGCCCTTCTACGGATGCCATGCTGCAAGTGGAGTACGGTAGGTACCTTGATCGGCTAGCCGATGAAAACCCCCGTTACCGAGCCAGACATTTTACAGGCGAAAACCAAAATGTTGACCTCGCCCTTCATGTCTTGCGTAAAGATGAGAATATCCCTAGCCCCGAAGGTGGCCCAGATATTAAGCGTCGCCGCATCGAAGAATTCCAGTCCGACAAAGCTACGGATTACAGGCGCTTTCTTGAGGTTAAGGAAAGAGCACGGTCTTACTTGCCCCGGCTGACCGACCCCCAAGAACGCGCTACCGCCCTAACCAATTTAGAAAACCGCAAGTTCGATACCGATCCGTACACCATGGATGACAAATGGGTTACGCTCGGCGTAAAAACTTCTCTGGCAAAAGCTGCCGAAGATGGCGTGGACGAAATCCTGCTCGCGCCCCCAGAAGTGATTACAAAGCGGTGGCGCGGCGCTGACGAAAAAGCCATCCAAAAGCTGGACACTTTTTACCGTAAAGAACTGCCTGCCGAGTTTGAAAACTGGGTAACCCGGATGGGAGGCAAAAAAGGCGAGCTGGTCGAAATTGAAAAGGCCGGACGCCCCGACTTTTCTGGCAGGTTAACTGAATATCTTGGCGATGATAACAACACAGAAGAATTAACTGCGCTGTTCGATGAATTGGGAGCAGATACTGATTACGCTGAAGATATCTATGAAAAAATAGATCAAAGCGCATCCACCCTTGAAGGTATTGATCCTAGTAAGCGGGCAGACTGGATAGACAGTAATATTCGTGGCAAGCGCGAAGAATACAACAAGCTCAAGAATAGGCTGGACAAACTGCGTTCTTCCGAAAACGCTAAAACCATGTCCCCGGAAGAACTTGATCAAGAAGAGGACATGCTCTTCGAGGATATCGTCGTAGCCGAAAGAGATCTGCACGCAGCGATGATGCTGCCCAAGGCGCTAAAAGGTGCCGGGGTGGATTATACCAAGGCTGGTCTTGAACCAGTTAAGGCTTATGTAATCAAGCTCACACCCGAAGTGCGCAAGCGTATCTTGGAAGAGCTTATGCCACGAATGGCCAAGGGCGGTATTGTAGATATCGCGAAGTATTGGCTATACGACACTGACAAATGACATTCACACGGAGTATATGATGAAAAAGAAAACAAAGGCCCAGAGCAAAGTGGCCAAGGTTATGCGTGAGTACAAGGCAGGCAAGCTGCACGCTGGCGTTAACCCCAAAGGCCCGAAAAAGGCCCCCTTGGCTAAATCACGCAAGCAGGCTATTGCTATCGCACTAAGTGAAGCAGGCATGTCCAAAAAGAAATAATGTCTATCGCCGTTCAAGTACCGGAAGATAAACTCAGGCACCTCGCCCGCTTAATGGAGCGGGCGAAGGAGCTTGAACAGGCGCAGAAAGCCCAAGACAACTTTATGGATTTTGTGAAGGGCGTTTGGCCGGAGTTTATCGGCGGTCGGCACCACAAGATCATGGCCGAGAAGTTTGAAAAACTCGCTCGGGGCGAAATCAAGCGTCTCATCGTGAACATGCCGCCGCGCCATACGAAATCCGAATTTGCTAGCTACTTGCTACCTGCGTGGCTGATTGGCCGCAGACCCAACCTGAAAATCATGCAGACAACGCATACGGCCGAACTTGCTTATCGGTTCGGTCGTAAGGTGCGTAACCTGATGGATGGCGAAGAATACCGCAAAATCTTCCCCACCACAAAGCTGCGTGAAGACGATAAGGCCGCTGGCCGTTGGGGTACGGAACAAGGTGGCGAATACTTCGCGGCGGGTGTGGGCGGTGCGGTGACCGGGCGTGGTGCGGACCTCTTGATCATCGACGATCCTCATTCAGAACAGGATGCCCTTAGCCCGACCGCGCTCGAACACGCTTACGAATGGTACACCTCCGGCCCGCGTCAGCGTCTGCAGCCGGGTGGGGCCATCGTGATCGTTATGACCCGTTGGGCCGAGAACGATTTGACGGGTAAGGTGCTCAAGCAGCAGAGCAAAGACTTGCTTGCCGACAAGTGGGAAGTCGTTGAGTTTCCAGCCCTAATGCCTTCGGGCGACCCGCTCTGGCCCGAGTTCTGGAAAAAGGAAGACCTGCTTGCCGTCAAAGGCTCGCTGAGCGTTGGCAAGTGGGAAGCCCAATGGCAGCAGAACCCTACCAGCGAAACCTCGGCTATCCTCAAGCGCGACTGGTGGCAAAAGTGGGAAAAGGATGAACTGCCCAAGCTGCATTACATCATGCAGTCGTACGATACGGCGTTCAGCAAGCAGACCAATGCCGACTTTTCCGCCATCACCACATGGGGCGTATTCTATCCTGTAGAGGATGGCCCGCCTAATATCATACTAATAGATGCGCAGAAGGGTCGGTGGGACTTCCCCGATCTGCGGCGTACCGCGCTGGAAGAGTACAAATACTGGGAGCCCGATTGTGTGATCGTGGAAGCCAAGGCCAGTGGTATGCCGCTCACGCAAGAACTTCGCAGCATGGGTATTCCGGTTACAAATTACAGCCCGAGCCGGGGTAATGATAAGTTCGTGCGCGTGAACTCCATTGCGCCGATTTTTGAAAGCGGTATGGTTTGGGCTCCGGATAAAAAGTTCGCTGAAGAAGTGATCGAAGAATGCGCCGCTTTCCCTGCCGGGGAAAACGACGACTACGTGGATACCGTGACTCAGGCTTTGCGGCGATTCCGCGAAGGTGGCTTTATCCGCCACCCCGAAGACTGGGAAGATACAGCCGACCGAGCGCCGCGTCAAAGGGTTTATTATTAGAATAGGCCGTGGTATTTTGATGCGAATAATTCAGGAGTTGCCCTATGGCGCAGAACAATGTGGACAAGGCGCTTGTCGAAGCCCCGATCCAGTATGAC